AGTCAGGGAGAAGCGAGTCCATGTGTTGGTCACAGCAGCAGACCCACTTGTGGACGACAGATACACGTTGTACTTGTCGTACCAGTCGATGGCGGTTGTCATTGTGAACGACGAGTTACCCTTGAGGTAAACCGAAGCTGTAATGGCTTCGCCTGGAGTGCATGTAAACTTCTTGTCCGCGTCCCAACGAGCTGTAGACGTGCCCACACGGTTGTACCACCGCACGGACTGCCAGCCTGGACCTGCGGCTGTTGGCCAATCGGCCACCCAATCTGCTGTACCCGCATCGAAATACAAAGCACGGTTTTGCATGGGTTCCATGTTGCACGAAGCAGCATAGATTGTTAGCTTGTTCTTACGTAGTGGGTTGATCAACCGGTGAGGACCCGGAATGTGACGGGTGTGAAGAGCCTGGAGCCAACGGTAGTCGGCTTCATCCAGGTAATCCATCGTGAGATCGATATTCGTCTTCACACCCGTGACGTCCATAGTCCTAGCACCGTTGAGACCCTGATGAACCCCACCGTATCGAACCTCGGTGATGTTGATCCCCGTTTCCGGGGTCACCAGTTCACGGAGGTCACCAGGGGGACCCAAGAGCCAGGAAACCATTAACGCCTCTCATTCCTACGGTTAGTACGGTTCACCAAGCGGGTTACGCCGTTGGCGTCTAGTTCAACAGACCAGCCTTCCAGGGCACTGGCCACCTTGTCACCGATAGAGCCGAAGCCCTCGGAAGACACAGCAGCTTCAATGTCCATAGCGTTCTGGGTCTGTCCCATGACGTCCTCAATCGCACGAAGCGCTGTAGGAGCACCCTGTTCCATACCCTTAGCCCAGTCTGTCATCAGGGCCTTACCCGAGTAGGTGGTGTATCCCGTTCCGGAGAACGGACCAACCTTGGCAGGAGAGAACGGGAAGAAGTCTCGTACGGCATTGACCACAGATGCGGCCTTGTCCTTGGCGGCCTGGATCATAGACCCAATACCGTCAATGAAGCCCTGGATCAACCTTCGACCCGACTCCGAGAGAATCTTACCCGTGTCACCAAACGCACCCAGGATTCGAGCAGGCAAGCCCAGGAAGAACTCTACGGCCAACTTCAGCGCGCCTTCGATAACTCCGAGGAGAATATCCAGGGCACCCTTGGCCATTGTCTTCAGGCCTTCCCACATCTTGTCCCAGTCGCCTGTGATGAGACCCGTGAAGAACGTGATGACACCACCGATGAAGTCAAACGCACCCGCGATGATGTCCTTGATCGGGCCAATGACAGCGGTTACGATATCCAAGAACGACTGGAATGCGGGGATCGTCTTGTCGATGATCCACGAAACAATGTCGATGAACGGTGGAATGAACTCGGTGAGCTTTTCGATCACGCCTACCAGTACCGGCACGAGTGCCTTTACTGCGTCAACCAGAAGCGGCAGAACTTCCTCTGCCAGCCTCAGGAAGTGCGGCATGAGCTGGATCAGGATATCAATGATGGCCTGGAAGATCACGGCTGCCAGTTCGATCAGCGGTGGAATCAGCGGCATGAGGGCCGCAACCAACTGAACGATAAACTGGATCAGTGCGTCGATCAATGGCATCAAGACGACAAGCGCCTGCAACAGCGCAGCACCAACTACTTCTGCAAGTTGGGTGAATAGGCCCACCAGCGGTGCAATGAGAGGCTGGATAGCCGTCAGAGCTGCTAGCAGGATGGTACCCAGGATCTTCGCCACGACCTCCAGCAGAGGAGCCAGAGCCGTTAGGGCTCCGTCTACCAACTGGAAGAACACCTCAGCCAACTGGGTAAACGCGGGCATCAGGGCATCAATGATCGGAACCAGTGCCTTGAGTGCGTTGCCCAGGAGATTGAAGATCACCTCAGACAGAATCGTCAGAGCAGGCATAAGTGCTACCAGTGCGTCTCCGAAACCCTGTAGGAGATTGGAGATAGGTCCACCCAGGATGGTCATAGCCTGTAGGCCTGCACCAAAGAGCTGGGTAAACACGTTCAGCAGCGTGCCTGTAACCTCTGCCAATCCTTCGATCGCCTTGGCGAACGTGCCTGAAGCTACAGCAGAGTTGATCATCTGCTCAAAGGAGTTGGTGAATTCGTTGATGACATTGCCTAGCTCCCCGAAGAGCTTGGAACCCTCGCTTGCAAGGGTCAGCAAGATCCGGGTGAACGATTCAATGCCGGGCTGGATCTGGGTAAAGAACTTGCCGGTGTTGGCGAGGAAGACCTCAATCTGTTCCATCCCCTTGGCAGACGTCACTACGTTCGTGAACCCCTGAGCAAGGGAGATAAGCCCTTCAGCGACCTGGTTAAGCCCCGTTTCCAGGACTGGGAAGATCGTGTTGAGCTGCTGGAAGACCGGAGTCAATCCCTTTTCGAACGTCGCAGACAGCGACGCCTTAAGCTTCTCGATGGAAGGTCCGAATACCTCGGCTGCCTTCTTGATACCGTCCATACCCAAAGCAACAGCCGCGAAGGCTGCTCCCAACAGGAACAACAGCGAAGGCAAACCAGCCAGCAAGGTTGCGATCAAAGCAAGCGCAGGTGCCAACAGCACAAGAACAGCAACACCAATCAGGGCGAACCTACTCATGTGTGAGAAGCCCTCGCCTGCGGAGTTAGCAGAGCTGCCAATCTTGCTCAACTTCTTGGATAGGTCGCCATCCTGGTCGATATTGATCTTTACGTTCTTGTCCAGGGCGTCAAGCTTCTTCTTCAGAAGAGTTAGTTGCGCGGATGCCTTGGTCGTGTCGGCCGTAACCGGAATCTCGACCTTGAGATCCTTCTGAATCTTCTTTAGCTGAGCCTGTAGCTCCTGCTTAAACTTGGAGGTATCCGGTACAACCTTGACGGATACGCGACCAATGGTAGAGCCGCCAGGGCTGCTCATGTTTATCCTCCCTTAGCCTTCTTTGCGGCTAGCTGCCTACGGAACGGGTTGTTCTGGGCAGCATCCTTGTTGATCCGCTTAGGCCTAGGAGTCGGCTTCGGTGCCTTTGGCTTCCTCTTGGAGTTAGCCGCTGCTGTCACGTACGCCACCTGGTTAACGGAGTCGATGAGGTTGGCCATAAAGTATCTGTCCACGTCCCATCCCAAAAACTGGTCACCACCCCGAAGAACGGCAACGGTGCGAGACGCCAGGGGGAGTTGATTGATAAGCACAAGAATGGTAGACGGCTCGTATCCCGAACCGTCCCTCATTATGTCAACAAGGTTGAGACCATACTCGTGCTGGAAATCTGCGAGGATAGCCTCACCAGCCTTGTCGATTAGGCGGGCGAGGGCGATGCTTCCCCCGCCGAAGTCACCTCTACCCACTTCTCCAGGAGCATCTGTACCCTGAGCAGATCGTGACCCAGAAGCGCGATGAGCTGAGGACCCTTGCCGTGGTCGGTTACCGTCGAGAGAACCGTCTCCATCCCGGCCAGAATCACCGACTCGTCTAGATCGTTCTCGTCAACCGAGTCCAGCGTCTTGAGCTGTTCGGTAACCAGCGCACGCTCAGAAGCCGACAGACGAAGCACCTGACGGAGCACATAACGGTCGGAACCAGCGTGGAAGTAGAATGGGGCGTACTTGGACTCAATCGCGTTGTTCAGGTCATCAAGCGTGAAAACGTTGGACATGGCGAACCCTTCAAGTTTGTGTGGTTGGGGACCCAGAGAAAAAAGGGGAGCACGGCGGGTCCGCCAGGAACCGTGCTCCCCCTTACCGATTACGAGTGGTTAACTCCGGTGTCGGTAGACACCCATGCGAACAGCGGATCGGTCGAGTTCTTGAGGAACGTCGCACGAAGTGGCATGTACGCAAACTCATCGATAGCCAACTCCATTGCGTCCTCACGTCGGATAGCAACCTTCGGAGCCCATAGGGCAATGTTGGTCGTACCGTCAATGATGACGATCAGAATAGCCTTCTCGATTGGCGAGGTCGGGGCGGACTGAACCTCGAACACACCTTCCGTAGCACCACCATCGGCGACGGAGTAGTACAGACCCAACACGGTGTCGTCAAACTGGTGCGCGTTGAAGGTCACGTAGTCGGTCGATACCTCGGTAACAACCTCTCGGAGAGAAGCGTTCTGCCAGGTACCCTTTACTTCGGTGTCACCACCATCAAAGCCGAACACCGGGAGTTCGTCACGGGCCGTGTGGCCAATGGAAACCCACGTCGCAAGACCGACAGCAGGGTTAAACGTGTCGATAGCTCCAGGGGTCGGACGAGCCGTACCGGTTGGAGCGAGGAGGATGTACCCCCTTGCCGGTGTAATTACGGCGACATCATTTTCTGCCATTCTGGCATACTCCTAATCTATTTTGCGGGACGTAGTCCCAACTGGATGAGGCCCTGAATACGCCAGGTGTCGTCGTAAGGGCTGTCAAACTGGGTTGGGCCAAACGTCTCGAAGTACGAGTGGATATACCCAGCAGGTGTGGTGGTCTGATTCAACCACGCCTCATACAGGATCTCACGGGCCTGGAGATACAGGTATTCTGTGTCTACCAACCCCACGTCTGTATAGGCGGTTAGTTCGATTACGGGCTTGTCAAGCCTCTGGGGGTCAACAGGTAGTCCTCCCAGACGTCGGACGTTGATAACCGGCCACTCACGGCCGTGGTCAACATCTGCCATCCAAGAACCTACAGTCACAGACGGGTCAAGCCTGTCACGTAGGAGAGGCAGAACTACGGACTGGATACGGGGCATCTTTGGAACGATAACCGCCACGTTCTACCTCCTTAGAGAAGTCGGGAAAGGATGTACAGGCCGTGGACATACCCACCACGGTGGTTCATATGACCAAACTCCACACTCATAGGTGCGGAGCCTGTCATTGCAATCTCGTAGTCCAAGAAGCCATACTTGACGGACATGTTCTTCTTGATCTCGATCTTGTGATCACCTGTGTTGTAATGCCCTGCCAAGGCTGCCTTTGCGATGTTACCCAGGCGGTTGGCCTGGGATCGTACTTCGCTCTGGACCTCGGGTTGCTGTGAAATGATTTTGTTCATGGCCTTCTGGCCAATCAGTCGCAGCGTCGGCATTAGTTACGCCTGATGATATAGTCGGTATGTGCCGTGTTATTGGAGCCGTTGTACCTACGAGGCTTACCAATAATAGACCATCGCACACCAAGCCACTCAACTTGGGCCTGAGCCCCCAGGTCTTCTGTCCAGGAGCGAGGTAGCCTGAGACGATAAACCTGTTCGGACTCGAAACCTTCGTTGTCCTGTTCGGCACGCCTTGCGGACGTACCGGACTGCGCGGCTAGCTGCACTGCGGCGATGGTGGACACACCAACGTTGCCTGCGCGGGTAATCGTGTTTCCGTCTGCGTCGGTCGTTTCGACCTCTTGAAAGATGATTACGGTCTCTCGACCGGTATCTAGGAGACTCACGTAGGCCAACTCCCAACATCTTCCCACGGATAAGGAGGGAAGTTGTGTGTGTAGGGGCCGATGTAAGGACGGATGACATAAGCCCCCGCACGAACTCCCAAGAGAGCCCACTCGGACGCGAGAATATCGATACGTCCCGATGCAACCTTGACGCTGATCTGGTACGAGTAGTTTCCGTCTGTTTCAGCGGTATACCCATCTGGATTTCGGATGAGACGCAGAATCGCTTCTGCCTCAACCATGATGACTACTTCGACATCCAGACTGCCGTCTGCCACGCGGGCATCCAGGTCTGGAATACGGCTGCGGATCAGCAATTCCACGTCGTTGAGACGGGTCTGAACTACCGTGGTTTCCCCGGCTTCCAGTGGCCTACCGAGCCTGTCTACTACATCTTGAACACTCGCGTATGCCACCCGGACTCCTTAGAACGTGGTTGGCTTCAGCACGGAACGAATCAGTGCCATGAAACCGGTCTGTAGATCGGTGCGGGCAATAGCAGCCCAGCGCTTGTCGGTCGCCTCACGGGCGAACACCTGGTCTACCTTCTCACCAACCTGAATCGCTAGTTCCTTCAGCTCGTTGGTCAGATCGATCTCGTCCTGGGACAGATCGCGGTATCCAGTAATCGGTGCGGACTTAGTCATTGACAACCTTCTTGGGTCGGCCCGGCTTGCGCTTGGCAGGAACGGGCTCTGAGACGTCTTCTACGGGCATTGGTTCGTCTGGGATACGCTTCCACCCGAAGTAGGTAGAAAGTCGCACAGCGGCCGTTTCAGAGGCCTCTACGACGATCCCAGCGTCAGTCTTCATCAGTACCATGTACTAGCCTTTCAAGTTCGGAGACCCAATGGGCCAACTCTGGCTTGGGGTCTAGTTCTGCCGATCGCTTGCGGGCTAGCACTGAAGCTGCTTCCCACTCCTTTGGTTCCAGGAGACGTCGGATCTCGGATTCGTACTTGTCGATGTCGTCACGGTCCACGAAGAGACCGAACGGACCCTGGGACTCCTTGAGTCCGGGGGTGGGGTGTGCGATAACCGGGATACCAGAAGCCAGAGCTTCAACACCGGCCATACCATACGACTCGTAAAACGATGGCATCAGGAGAATGCGGGTCTTGGACCACACATCGTCCTTCATGTTGCTGGTCTGCTTGACCAACTCGATGTTCTTCAAGTGCTTTGGGGGGTACATCTGCTCACCATGAGCGCCCTCAACAGCCAAGAACTCCACATCCGGCATACGCCGTGCCAACTCATAGAGAATCCCGGAGCCCTTGTGCTCATTGAGGTTCACCAAGGTGACCTTGTTTCCTGGGGATGTCCGGTGTTGCCCTGCGAAGACGGGGGGATGCACAATAGTGTGCGCCATCCCCGGACGCTTCAGCTTCTCCATAAGCCATTCCGTGTTGAAAACAACGAAGTCTGGTTCGATGTCCAGAGTTTGCTGAATACCGGACAGGTCATTATGGCAGATGAACACGAACGGAATCTCTCGCTTGGCAGCGATGTTCTTGGCCCGATACACATTGTCATGGTGGGAAATGATGACATCAGGCTTCCAGGACATGATGTCCTGTCGTGCGTAGATGATGTTGGTGACCAGAATGTCTACACCCTCATACTCGTAACGTGGTGGCGCTTCGGGCATGACGGTTGCGTAGACCTGGACTGTGTGCCCGGCTTCGATCAATTCCTTGACCATCGCATGGAGCATCGTTTCGGAGCCCGCATTGCGGTAAGGAACGTAGAAGTGGACGAATACGGCTACACGCATTGGCGGACTCCTGTGGTCGGGAAAGGGGGAGGCCCGAAGACCTCCCCCAACCCCTGTCGATTAGCTACCCGATGGGTTCGTGAACTTCACGAAGCCGTCCAGGTTACCCACGATCCAACCGAACGTTACTTCGATCAGCAGGGCAATCTGGTTGGTCTGCCACATGGAGATGCTGGATACACCATCCGTTAGCGTGGCCTGGTCCGAAATCTTGATACGGACCTCGTCAGCGAAGCCCCAACGAAGCTGCGAGAAGTCGCCACCGATGATCTGGGTCGTAGAGGCCGTAGCCGCGCCCAGGTCACCCTTGACAGCCTTACCGTACTCCGCAGGGAAGCCGAGGATGTTGCCTCGGGTCGCGTTGAAGTTGATCCCAGCCGGGTTCTGAAGGTTACCGTTGGCGTCGCGCTCCGCACCCTCACGGATGAGGCGTGCACGGAAGCGAGAGTCAACCGCCCAACCATCGAAGTCGGTCTCAGGGTCAATCATCTCGTAGCCCGCGATCAGCTCGTCGTAGAGATTGCCTGGGCCTGGAACGGTGTCCAGGTTGACCACGTTCGTGGTGTTGTTCAGAACGTTCGTGGAAGTGATACCCTGGAGGGCACCACCCGTGAGAGGCTGCTTACCGTGGAAGACCGCGAGGTCGATACCACGACCGATCGCCAGAGCCATGTCGGACTGGATCTTGCTGTAGAAACCCTGTGGGTTCGTACGAGCAAACTCCTCAGACACGGTGACAATCGTGGCCAGCTTGATCGGGCTGAAGGACTGGGTGTCCCACGCAACGCCCGACAGTGGCTTCAGACCACCCTCTCGGAGCGCGTTGGTCGTACCAGTACCTACCTGGCCAACCTCAGGACGCTTCGTCTGGACCGGGATTACGGTCTCACCGTACGAGACGGGGATTCGCTCACCCAGACGCAGGACAAGAGAGGTCTCCTGAGCCTGCTCAAAAATAGCCCCTACGATCTCCGGTGGGAGAAGGTCATCGGGGACGTACGCCAAACGACCCTGGTGGTTGTTGGTCGTATTCGGCGCGAGTTCGTTGATCATTGCCATTGTGGCATTCCTTACTTCTTGAGGTTAGTCTGGACCATGTCGGCAAACAGCTCAGCCGGGGTCTTAACGCCACTAGCGTTTCCACCCGCACCCTGGGACTTGTCGGTTGCACGCTGCCTTCCGGCAGGAGAACCAAACATGTCCTTGAGCTGAGTGGCATGGGCCTTCAGCTCGTCCTCGGTGCTGCCCTTGAGCAGGTCTGCAAATACAACGGCCTGTTCACCCGGAACTTCAGCCGCAATGGCAACCTTGAGCTTGGTCAGCCCGGTTACCGCATTGTCACGCTCCGCCGCAATGGCGGTCTTCTCGGAAGCCAGTGCCTTAAGCTGCTCGTCGTAGGCCTTGGAGGTCTCAGCCTTTGCTTCATCAGCGGCGGTCTGAGCCTTTAGGCGGTACTTAGCCGCTTCGGCGTTGGCATCGGAGATAGCCCGACGAGCCCAATCCGGTAGCGCATCAGTGTTCTGCGTGCCGGTGGTGGTCGTGGCGGACTGGTTATCGTC